CCCATCAATCGAAAGGATTTGGCATCTGCGCCCGGGAAACAACCACAACACCCTGACCCGAGCGCCCCGTCGGTGTCTTCCAGCCCAGATCGCCGGTATCCAATTCGCCCCTCTCGCGCATCCGCTCCATGACCAATTCGATCTCGTCCAAACGATAGACCTGTGCCCGGTGAACCCGAGCCTTACACCACGCCGGGAGCCACTTGTCGTGACCGGCTTTCTTGGAGAACGACAGCGCGTGTTTCTTGTCTTCGGCCAATATGATCCCGTCTTCGATAATGCCTTCGATCTCGGTCTCGGCTTCTGTCTTGCCTGTGATCGGGTCGATTTCCCCGGCAGTGACTTGGCGCACTACCTTGAAAGCCCCCTTGTCCCATTCCAAGATTTTGTCTGTCTCTGAGCCTGACGCCGAATAGTTGGACTTGACCCGAGACAAGCGCCTCAAGTTGTTTCGGCCCCCTAAAACCCCTGACGGATCGTTGTCGTCCATCGAAGAAAGATACCACCTACTCCTGACAGAGTTGTTCCAAGCAGTTGAACCTGAGAAACCTTGCCCGGAGGACTTACCGGCTTGAGACGGGTGGGCTAGGAACAAGACGGAGCCATTTATGTCTTGGGCGAGACCCAAGAGCGCCCGTTGCACAAACTGTCTGACTTCCAGCCGAGACACTTCGTTGCCGCCGAATACATCAGCCAGCGTGTCCAAAACAATTACATCCGCTTTCATCGCAACAGCCGCGTCTCGGAGGTTTACCCATAAATCCGTGAGAGTTCCGATGCCGGAGCCGTCAAACGTCATCAATAAGTTATCTTCGCCTTCGCGGCACATATAGGCCAGCGTGTCTTTGTCTGGCCCGTCCCATGTATTCATGTCCAAGACATAGTGGTTGTTAATGTCATCCTGACGCCGCCAGATTTCATCCGCGTCGTCTTCACACAGCACCGCCAGTACCCGGGACTTCTGAGTTTTCTCGCCGAGCCAATCGCCACCAACAGAGAGACAGGTCGCCAACATTTGCGCGACCAGTGTCTTACCCAAGCCCCCGTCTCCATACAGAGACGTGACCTTGCCTTTGGGCAGCCAATCTTCCACCACCCACTCACGCTGCGGAGGGGTCTTACCTGACCATTCGCCGGGGCGGGTGATAACCAGCCCCCCGGTGGACTTGTGGACACGCTCTGTCTCGGCGGCGTCTTCAATGTCTTGTATGACACTTTCGGGCACCCCACAAAGAACATCCCACTTGTCTACCAACCTGTCATATTGTAGCGGGTCCAAAACCTGTAAATGCGCCAACCAGCCCCGATGCGCCTCAATGGTTTCCCTGTCTTTCCATGTCTGCGCGATCTCAAAGGGCCAGCGGTTATTCTCGTCAAACTCATGCACCATCTGAGCCCACTCGACAGACTTCTTTGAGCCGGGCAATTTGGCGTCAATGTGGTCGATCAGGTCGCCGTAGTGGCGTTGCTCACAGTGCCCGTGGTGGCACCTAAACCCGAACGGAGACAGATACGCCGCGCCGCTATCAGCCGCGCCGGTATGCTCATGCACCCAAGGGCACTCGATGTCGTAGGTGTCGGGTTTGATCTTGCCTTTGAAAATCCCGACCTGAGACAGTAGGGGCACAATCGGGTCTTTGTCTTCGTCGATCCCGGAGCCGTACTTAGACGTCTTGGCCGAGACATTCGTCACGTCGATCCCAAAGGGCCGGGCCAAATCTTCCAGCCGGTGTTTCAAATCCGGTTCCCATTTCGTGAGTTTACACTTGAAGGGTTTGCCGTATTTCTTTTTGGTGTTTGACCCGACAGGCAGCCGAACATATCGGGTGACGCCTTTCATGCCGGGGTCTTTCATGTCATCAGCGATCCCAGCAGCAACCAGCCCATTTAAGAGCGCGTCTACCCGTTCTTGCCGTGTCTCCGGTGTCTCAAGGATGAAGCCCCATTGCTCGTTACCCGACGACGTCTCCAAGATATAACTCGGCTCTGGTAGGTTTTTGATATTCTCCGCCGGGACTTTGTCGTGAACGTCATCAATGGTTATCACATACGTTGCGTCGTGGAGGTCTTTGCGGCGGCGGGCTTTGCCGTCTTCCGCCAGTTCAAACAGGGAGATCACAAAATATGTGTTCCGATCCCCGAGACAGTACGGAAGTTGTGTCTTCGCGGGGCCGCCGCCCCAGTAGTGCCTGAGACCCAGATTATCCAGATCATACGGGTCTTCTTTGAAACTCGTAACGTGGGCCCGTTCCCATTCGTTACCGAAGATGCCTTTGAGGAAGTCTTCGTTCGTGAGATCGACCCGCTTCGCCATTGTTACCACGTTTTCACCGCCCATTTCACGCCCCCAAAAATGATAAGTTTTGAGGGTTGTCGCCAACAGTCGGTGAGGGTATATTTAGGCCGGGCATTGGAGGTTCCTTTCATTGTCTTTCGAGTGTTTTGAGGCCCGGGGAGTGGTTCCCCCGGGCCTCTTGCCGTTTAAGCGAAGGGTTTTAAGAGTAATGTCTTTAAGTGTTTGGCGCAATAGCCGACAGGGCCGACAAAGACGTAGAGCCTTCGCCCCAGTTCCCGCAGAAGTCTGCCAATAGGGCCCACAGAAGGTGTGCCCCCGAGAAATTTAATTTCCTCGACCAAACAATAATCCAGCGATCCGTCGTCGTAGCGGGTCCAGATAGCGACAGGTTTTTTCATCACTTGTGCCCCACAGAATAACTCTCGGCGACCATTGATCCGAAAATCCCGGTGTCTTTGCATGATCCGCAGATGCGTTGCCCGATCCATTCACTAAAGAAACTCCGGCGGCACTTGAGACATATCCGTGTCTTGGCTTGTCCCGAATAGTCCCTCTCGGGTTTGGGCTTCTTCTTGTCTTCGTATGGGTCTCGGGGTGTGTTAAATACATTTCTCATGTGTTATTTCCTATATCTGGTCCCGACCCAGCCTTCGCAGTCGGTTGGGAGACCGTCTGCCCAAGCCGGGTTGATACGGATGATGTCTTTGATGTTTTTTAGGTGGTCGATGTCTGCGTCTGTCTCGACGATCAGTTCGTCATGCACAGTCAGCAAAATCCTGTACCCGGCTTTGTCGAGACGCAGCAGCGCGGCGATCATCAGGTCTCGGGCGATAGCCTGAGTGATGTTCTCGACGAGTTTCCCGCCCCATGTGTCTTGGCGTTCCCATTTCCGGGTGTACTGGTTGACCCCCATATAAGTAACTCTGGGCCGGTTCTTCTCGTCGTGTTCGATCTGAGCCTCTCGGTAAACCAGATACCGCCCCGATGGCAGCCGACAGACCAGATTGCTCCCCATCATGGCGTAATCGACCTTGCCGACGTTGTAGATTTTGGGCCGGAGAGCGTTGCGTTTGCTTTCGATGGCCTTGATGGCAGCTTCTTGGCAGTCGTACCAAAACCCCACGATGTAGGGGTTGGCTTTACGCCAGCCCGAGACCACTTCGGCGGCAAACTCTGTCTCCAAGGTGAGACCGTACCCCAGCGCCGTCTCGACGAATTTGTTCGCTCCCATGCCGTAGCCGAGACCGAGACGACAGACTTTGCCCAAGGCGCGGTTGTCCGATCCGATCTGAGTGGCGTCGTAGACATACACGTCTTCACCGTTGGCGAAGACATTCAAGATGTCTTGCTGGTCAGCTTCCCACGCCAACACTCTCGCTTCGATCTGCGAGAAATCGACCACAGTTAGCGACATATTGTTAGGCGCGGCCAGACACCCCCTGAGACACGAAGACACGACAGACATAACCGGCCCGAACGTGAGTTCGATCATGTCGGCGTCCACCCCTCTGAGCATCCAGCTAATCGCGCGGTCCACATCTTTGATCTCGCCGCGCGGCATGTTCTGGGGTTGGATCAGTCTGCCCGCGTGTCTCCCGGTCCTAAAAGCGCCGTAGTATTGAAGCATCCCACGGACCCGAGACCCCTCGCCGACACAGTTGAGCATGGCGGTCAGTTTGGCAGTTGAAGACTTGGCCGCGATCTGGCGCAGTTCTACAGCGCGTCTCGCCGCCCCGGTCAAATGTGGCGACTTTAAGGCTTTCGCCATGTTTGCCTTATCAAGAGAGTTCACCCCCGGATAACTCTTGCGAACAAAATCCAAGAGTTTGCCCACCTGAGAACAGGTCGTGACTTCGCCATCAGTGATTTGAGCCATCCGGGCGTCGAGTTTCTTCTTAGACGCGTCGGCGTACCGAGACATGGCGGTCACTAGGTCTTGGTCTAGGAACACCCCCCGGTCGTTGAGGCGTTGGTCTACCTGATAGACTTTTACTTCCTCGGGCGGCAGCGGTGGGATTTGATAACAAATACCCCGCTCCGCTTCGACGTCTTGGGCACAGTAATCTTGGAGACGGGCGTATCGCTGCGGATCGTCCAAGTGCCACCATTCATGTGTGCCGTCTTTGTTTGTCTTACGGGGCCGAGACATGCGGAGCATTAACGAGTGCCCCTCTTTGTCTTTTGGGGGCCCGCCCAGTGCGTCTGATGCCATGTCCAACGACAGCGGCAGCCCCCAATAGGCAGCTTGCGCCATCGTGCAGACGAATTGCTCGGGTTTGATGTCGGGCCAGTTGTGTTTCGGGCCCAAGACATATTTCCAGATCAACCGCTCAAACTGCGCGTTCCAAGCGGCGACTTTGCCGCCAGCCTGGACATGCGCGATGATCTCGTCGGGGACCGGCATGGACGGGAGCCAGCCACGGACTTTGCCCGTCTCGCCAAAGGCACAGAAAGCCATGATGCAATCCGTGTCTTTGTCTTGAGCGTACCGGTAGGCTCCCGTCTTGTTGAGGTCGAGAACGGCGACCGTCTCGACATCCAAGTGCAACAGTGTCTCCGTCATGGGACTACAGTGGGAGTTCGAGTTGCTCGGCGGGCGTCTCGGCACCCTCTTTCTTGTCTTCCAAGACAGTCGTCACAAAATTCAGTTCCAACATGAGAAACTGGGCGTAATCCCGTAACGTCGGGGTTATGTTGGCAGTGGGAAGATCGTTGATGTGGGCCAACCGGGCCTTGAGCCAGCGAGACAAGAGTTCGAGTTCTTCGATGGAAAATTCGTTTTCGTCAGACATTTTGGTTTCCTTTGTTTTCGAGTGTTTGCCGGTATTCCCGACACGCCATACAAAAAATATATGACGTGCCGGGAAAGTTCCAGAGACTTAGCTATCGAACGGATCGGCGCTATCGGTTTCGATTTCTGCGTCCGGGTTGGGATCAGCCTCGTCGAGAGCGTCGAAGTCGCTAGACGCAGCGCGTTTGCCGTCGAGACGCGGCATGTCTTTCTTCACGATCTGGATGTTTTGCAGACCGAACGAGACACCACGGTTGCCCGAGTTGTCGTAGGCGAAGGGACGCACAGTTGCGCGAACCAGTTGCCCCGGGAAGACGTCGTCAGCGGCAAGCACGTCTTGGAGACGCCCGTCAACGATACCCGGCTTCTGTTTCGACCACGGATTGATGTAGATCATCCCGTCTTCATAACCGGCGTAGTCTTTCTCGCCAGCGTCACGGAACGGAGAGCGCAAGCCCGACGGGACTTTGTCGCCCCACTTTTCTTTGACGCAAGCGTTCACAGCGGCTTTGAGGGCCTTGTACTCGGGAGAGTTCTGCGCCTCTTTGTCGAACAGGATGTTCATCGAAAAGCGCGGTTCTGCCCCCGGGGACGGAGCCCGAGCGGTGAACAGGTGGACGAAAGAGGACATGCCAACAGGGGTGCGAAGTGTGTCAGCCATTTTCTACGTTTCCTTTCTACGTTTGGCTAGAAGTTGGTCTTAATCGACCGGGTCAAAATCCGATGCGGGCCCAGCCGCAGCGGCTTGTCTCGGGTCCAGTTCTCGGACGAGAGTGGTCCCGCTACTGTCTTTTGAGATATGATCCGTCAGTGTCTCGAAAGCCTCTTTGTCTTTGAGGAGTTTTTCGATCTGGGCCGGAGACTTGAGTTTCACAGAGACCGCTTTGTCTTCCGGTAGCCCCATGTCTTCCAGTTTTCCCAACACTAACTTTTCATTATCCCACTTTCGGATGCCGCGCTTCTGCACCAGTTTCCAGCCCGGGACTTTACCGCCCCGGTCAATTCGGCTGGATGCTTCGCCGCGAACACCGTCTATGAACGCCCGAATGATCTCCGTCTTGTCGAGGATAGCCCCGAGTTCGGCGTCAGATAAATCGACCGGTTGAGGCGGCAGCGCGTCAAACTCGACCCGTGCCGTCTCTTGCGCGACCTGTCTCAAGGCCGGGCACCGCCCCCGAGCCGGGCACCAGCGGCACCCGTCTCCGACGACGGCTTTGGGGTTGCCCGAGAAACAAGCCTCGGCCCCCGGTTTCAGTGTCTCATGTCCCCAAGCAAGCAAATCCAAGGTGGAAATACTGGCCTTGCGGATCGGACCCAATGGGTGATCCGCTCGGGGTTGGCAGACATAAACGTCCACCCAGAGGGGTCGGGCGTCTCCGTCTTTGATCGACAGTAAGACACCCAGAGCGTAATAGAGAAGTTGAGGGTTGAGTTTCCCCAGCTTCTCCACGTCAACAGCGACCCCCTTCCCATATTTGAAATCCACAATGCTGAGACGGCGATCTTTCGTGCCCCAAGCTGCGAAATCAGAAGTGCCGAACATGTCGGCGGGTTGGGAGCCGTCGGCCCACAGGTCGTTGACGTCTACCTGTTTCTCGACTTCACAGAATTTGGCGGCTTTACCAATCTCGCGGCAAAGTTCCAGATAAACGAAGGCGGCGTCTGCCATTTCCTCGTCTACTTCGATGGGGCCGAGTTCCGACTGAAATTCATCCCCGATGTACGAATACGGGTCATCGTCCTGGATGAAACACATTTCAGTCAGCGCGTGGGCGGCTTGGCCTTCCGCAGCATATGTTGACGTTGCGGATTGCTGCCCCGCCGACAGCAAGACACTGGCGGGACACTCTAGCCACCTTTCGGCACTAGAGGCCCCCAGTATGGAGTGGGCGGGGCGATCCTGAGACATTACGCCACCCCACAATCCACAGCGATCTTACGCGCCGCTTTCAACAAATCAGGCCCGTTCGACGGGTCGATGTCGGCGAAACGCTGGACGTCGTACTTTTTGACCAGCGCCATGACGGCAGCTTTCCCGTCGTCTTGCCCGTAGCACTCGGAAAGAAGTTCCAGCGCAGCATCGAAATCGGCTTTTGGGCTATCGCCGTCTTCCGTGTCTCCGGTGTCTTCGTCTTCCGGTTCCTCTGTCTCGGGTTCTTCCTCGACTTCCGGCTCTGGCTCGGGTTCTTCTTTCTTCTCCTTCTTCGGCGCGGCTTTTTTCTTCTCCGGTTTCGTTTCCGGTTCCGCTTTGTTGTCCACGATCACACACTCCATGCCCTCGGGCAGTTGCGCGTTGATGGCGGTCAGCATTGCGTCCACAGACACGGGGCCCGCCTCTGGCGAAGACATAGCAGTTGCGACTTCGGCCATTTTAGCCAACAGGTCGGTAGCGTTGTTCGCAACAATCTTAACTTCCACAGTCATTCCATCTGGTTCCTTTCTATCCAAACAGTTCGGTGAGTTCCCGGGTCTTGCGAACCAAGGCCCGGTTGATGATGTCGTCGATTGAGTTGGGTAGGGTCAGAAACCGAGCGACGACGCCCCGGGTCTGGGTAAATCGGTGGGCCCGAGACAGGGCTTGATAGTTGTTTGACGGCACCCAATCGGCCTCGAAAAACGCGACGTCTGATGCAGCGGTCAGCGTGAGCGCAGTTCCCGCCGCCGCAATCTGTCCAACAATTAACTTGCAATTCGGGTCTTTCATAAATACTTGTTCCGCCCGATCCCTGTCTTTAGCAGTGTCTCGCCCGTCGATCTTAACCGGGTTGAACGCCGCCATGTGTTCGACTATCTTGTCGATCACTTCATGGTGGATGGCGAACACGATGTATTTGTTTCCCGACGCCATCTCCGTCTTTAACCATTCGAGACAAACGGGCAGTTTTAAAAGGCCAGTATGACGGCGATATGTGGCTAATTCGGTCGCATGTGATTTCATAAAATCAACGAGGTCGTTCTCGGACATGTTCTCGGCAGCGTCGGCCAAGTGTTTCGCGTCTGAGTGCGACGACAGCGCCTTATTCATGTCTTCGCCGTCCATTTCCTTGAGAGACACCGGCACAGACGTAACCGTCACGGGCGGCAAGTCTTTCAGAACATCTTTCTTGAGACGACGCATATAAAACCCGGCCATCCGGCGACGCAGTTCTTTCATGTCTTTTGAACCGACGACGTTGACGCCCCAGTTGGTCACTTCGACCCGGCAATAGTTCCCGATGTACTCTTGTTCGCCCATTGGCTTGCCCGAGACACCCGGGATTGCTTGCGGGTACAGCGCCCGCAAATGGGTCCAGAGTTCCCCGGCGTGGTTGGGGGCGGGCGTACCCGTCAATATCCAAGTGCGTTTGGCTTTCGCGGCGAGGGATTTCCCCTTTAAGTCACAGCGGGTGCCGTACACAGCCTTGGTACGCTTCGCGCCTTTGGATTTCAGAAAGTGCGCCTCGTCAACGATCAGGACGTCCCAATCGTGATTAAACAGCGTGTCGAGGGTGCCCGCATCTGTCAGCAAATCGTGAGATACAATCACGACAGCTTTGTTCGCGATTTTGATCGGCGCGGGGAGCCCTGTCTTGAGTTTCGAGGTAACTACGAATGTAGTAGCGTTCGCATCGAACCAGCGCCGGGTCTCCCGCTCCCAGTTGTACCGGGCGACCGCAGGGCAAACGACGAGGATAGATTTCGCGTCTACGTCTTTCGCAGCGGTCAGTGATTGTGGGGTCTTCCCGAGGCCGCAGTCATCAAATAAACCGGCGCGGTCGTTCGAGGCTAAAAAAGATGCCCCTTCGACTTGATACGGTCTGAGGGGCGGAGTTACAGGGAGGTTCATCAAGAGAGTTCCGGTTAGCGTTTCTACAGTTCTACGAGAGCGCCGATGAAGGGCGTCTGATCGTTAAATAGTACAGGTTGTTATGTTTGACAATCATTTTTTGTCGTGTTCAGTAATTTTGTTGGCCGCCATAGCCAACAAACAAGCGTCGGCGCGACCGTCATCCTTTTTACGGGCGAACAAATCTGCCTGAGACGGGAATAATTTTGCTGCCAGCGCCCGGGACGCATCTTTGCCTTGCCCGACACGAACGAGTTTTTTCCACTCTTGAGGTCGCATCGTATCGAACGGGATACCGACCCCGGCCAAGACGCCAGTGCAAATCCCGAAACTCATTCCAAAAGTGAACGTACTCGCCACCCCCTGTTTGGGCATGGAGTTCACCTGTTCGACCAGCGCGAAGACATCGCGGGTCAGATACCAGCCCCGGAGAATGTCAGCGAAGACGGGCTCCATGACACGGTTGCGGTTCTTGCCCGAGACACGCATCGTCGCCACCGGCATGTCTCGGACTTCCACTTTCTGTGTCTTGGGGTCGTAGAGCGCAATCGCCCCTGAGACCCCGGGGTCGATACCTATAAAAAACATCCTAAGTTTCGTTCCCTTCTATGATTTCGTTGACGATCTCCCATGCGTGGCTGCCGGGGGGCAGCGCGTTACGCATGGCGACCGCGCGGGTGTGGACCGCCGTGACTTTGGTCACGGCTTCCCGGAAGTGTTCTGCGATTTCGGCGCACTGTTGACAGCGTTCCTTGCGTTCCATCGCACGGACTATATCAATTAAGGACACTGTGCCCTCGCCCACTGAGACACTTCCGCATCGCAGTTTCTTCGTCGAGATCGTAGCGTTCAGCCAACCACCCACAGTGCATTTCGTCGAGTTGCGCGTCTTGGGCTTTGGGGCCCGAGGCTTTGAGGTCGATCACGGGCCGGAAATCCGAGCAACCAACCAGAGACACCAAGACACACAACGATGCCGCAATCCGTCTAAGCTGAGACATAAGGTTTAACACTCCGCGTCTGTCGCTGGGGCTCCACGGGACCGGAAGTTTCACCGATCTGGATTTTCCGTGGATCAGCAATTTGCGGTGTTTGCCACC